ACTTGATGACTTCTTCGTTGATGTTGTTGAAGAGCCTTCCGGCGACGCAGCCGAAGTTAGGGTCGGACCAAGGATCGCATACACTAAAAAGATTTACGTTGACGAGGAACTCCCACCGGCAGTCCTACTAGGTACGAGCAGCCGCGTTGCACTGGAGTCAAAGAGTCCAACCGAGGCGAAGAACTCACAGACAAGAAGATCGAACAGTATATGCTGGACGGTTACTATGGCAAAGAAGCACAAGAGTGTGCCGAACGTCGACAAAAAGAAGCTAAGAAACTCTCAAAGAAAACCAAACCAAAATGCGAAAAATCGTTGACACGAATCCTAAAATTTATAGGTTTAGCGAACGATCCTTCAGACGATATGAAGCAGTAATTAAACGCGCGACTGACTGCTTCCCTGATCCAGTCATTGTCCGCCTCAGCGCGTCCAAGCCTTCAACTTTCTGCCTTCGTTGTCGTGACGCTATTCGCTCTTATATCAACAACTTCTGGGAATCCACTATTAACAGAGAACGTCTGGAACAAATACTTGATGACTTCTTTGTTGATGTTGTTGAAGAGCCTTCCGGCGACGCAGCCGAAGTTAGGGTCGGACCAAGGATCGCATACACTAAAAAGATTTACGTTGACGAGGAACTCCCACCGGCAGTCCTACTAGGTACGAGCAGCCGCGTTGCACTGGAGTCAAAGAGTCCAACCGACGAAGAACTCACCGCCCTCATGGTCCTTGCCAATGTTACCTTCTTCAACAACATTCCCGTCCTAGTCAAAGACGTATCATCCGAACAGCAAGCCTACATCGAGACAGGCGAATACCTCAACCGCTTCCCCAATGTAGTTTTTGACAAGCTTGACGGCTCAACCAGCAGTTTTAAAATGTTATGACAACCCTCAAAGGACCATTCGATAACGTGCCGCCCGAGGACAAGCGCAGACTTCAAGTCTCTGTCCCCAATGTAGTCGCAGACGACTTACTCCTGCGCATGTTTCCAGAGCACGGATTCCAAGACAAACTCTTGGCCATCTTTATCGACTGGTTTCATAAAAAATGTATCGAGTCAGGCATCCCACCAGAGTTCGATAAAAGTAACGAAGAAGCAGCAAAGAAACTACTAAACTATTACCTCAGATGAGCGAAGTTGACCTAGAAAATCCGTCCTTAGACGAAGCAGGAATCGTCAATCTAATTCAGAAAGACCATAGCCAAATGGGCGTCGATGAACTTGATGCCCTAATCGAGACGTCACAAAAGATTGCAGGCAACGCACCGGCGCGACGTGCTGCCCTTGGCAGCAAGAAGTCTACCAACAAACCGAAGAAGTCCTCACTCAACCTTGACCAATTCCTGTAATGGACCTCAACGTAAACCTTAACGAAGCAGGCTTCCAACCAGCCGATGACCTCCCACCACATCCAGCTTTTAAAGAAACATCCTATGGCGAATGGGAGTTTCATATCGACAACTCCACGCTGGAGCGGTTTATGGCGTGTCCCCAATCCGCAGAAAACTATATCCTTAAACGCCGAGACGCTCCACCATCTTCGGCGCTTGTCTTTGGCGGAGCCATTCACGACGCGATGGAGGTCTATTACAAAAACCCATTCGACCCAACCATCCACCAGCAAGCCCGCGAAGCGTTCATCGAATCCTACAACGAGCGACCACCTGCCCGACCTGACTGGCGCACTGCTGACCATGGCCTACTTGTTCTCGATCGTTACTTCAAACACTACGAGCAAGACGAACTAGCTCACAACATCCTCGTTCACAACGACGAGCCCTTGGTCGAACGTTCATTCACAATCGAACTGGGCACCATCGAAGTCAACGCAGACATTCCTGGCTACACTCGTGGCGACCTTCTTGGTTCTGATTGCGAAAATCCTGACGCCCCTGCACGTATCCGAACCCTCCACGTCTTCTATACCGGCAAGGTTGACCTAGCCAACGTCAAGTCCGGCCAACTATGGGTCACAGACCACAAGACGACCACTGTCCTCGGCGACAACTTCTGGGCACAGTTTGAAATGTCCTCCCAGACCATCGGCTATTGCTGGGCGTTTAAACAGATCACCGGTCAGATCCCCGTTGGAGCACAAATCAACTGCTGGGCATTACGTAAACCCACTCCGACCGGCAAGCCCGTTCGGTTCGAGCGCCAGTCCTTCTTCTACCGTCCGGACAAAATCGACGAATGGGAACACGACACCATGTGTCTCGTCGCTGACTTCACTTCCCACGCAGTCCGTGGCTACTTCCCACACGCCCGCCTGTGGTGCCTGAACAAATACGGCAAGTGCAAATACTTTGAAGTCTGCGCTGCACCTAAATCATCCAGAGCCAACGTGCTCGCAACCAGCCAGTTCTCTAATGTCACATGGGACCCCACGGCATGAAACCTTCTGGAAGTTTCTTTACGAGTGGCTGCGACACAAAGACGTCATCCCTGACGAACTTGTCGACACACTCGCCCGTCACAACTATGACGCCGAATCCTTGACTTCCCTGCTAGGCTTTGAACGAAACCGCGATGGCACGATCTCTGACCCCATCACATTCCAGGCCGCCCGTCTCCTTGACACCGGCATCACGGAGTCCGACTCCACTACAATCTCCAACGCAATCAACACAATCTTCAAACGTTATGAACGACTTATCAGAATACAACCCGACCGATTCAACGGGGCTCCTCTTGGTTGGATCCCCCGGAAGCGGTAAGACCACTATTGCACTGCAATTCCCCCAACCGTACATCTACGACGCAGACAACAACTTGGCCGGACCCGCCCGAGTGGCACCCTCTTTGGACGTCGATCTCTCCAAAGTCAAGTTCGACCGCGGCAACTTCAAAGACGACGGCTCAGTCGTCCCGCCTTACGAACGTTACCAACTTATGACACAACGCCTCGTTAAAGCTTCCCAAGACCCAAACATCCGCACCATCATCCTCGACTCTCTGACCTCCATCACGGACTACGCATTCGACGACATCAAACGTCAACGCAAAATTCCTGAGTCAAAGCGAAACGAATACAAATTCGAATATGACGATTGGGCACTCCTGATTCACTACTATAAAAACCTCGTCACGGAACTTCGTACCTGTGGTAAGATCATCATCTTCACTGCACACGAATCTATCGAAAAGGACGAAGCGGACAAGTCCTTCAAGACGTTCCTTGGCATCCCCGGTTCTTCCAAGCACAACCTTGTCGGACTCTTCTCTGACTGCTGGAACCCCACCGTCAAGCAATCCGGCTACGGCACCGCGGCCAAGGTCGAACGCACCATCAACACCATCCCGGTCGGCTCCACTGACAAGCGCGGACTCAAGTCCTCCCTTGAACTCCCGCCCAACTTTCCTGCCGCCGACCTACCTAAATTCCTGAAACAGTTGAAATGAAAATAGCTAAAACAAACAGCATGAGACGTCTCTACTTCGACACCGAAACCTCTGGCCTCCCTCCCAAAGATCCTAAGACTCCACTTGACAAATGCCCTCACGTTGTCCAACTTGCAGCAATTCTCACCGACTCTGCATTCAACGAAATCCATTCCATTAATGTCATCATCAAACCTGATGGCTGGACTGTTGGAGACGAAGCCGCCAAAGTCACTGGCATTACCACCGAGGCAGCCACTGTACTAGGCGTCCCTGGTATTATACCTTTTGGTTATTTCTCCAACCTTTGCAAACTGGCCGACGAACTTGTCGCACACAATATCGTATTCGACTCCAAACTCATGCGTTATGAAATGGAGCGACTAAACAAACCAACACGCCACCTGCAACTTCCACAAGTCTGCACAATGTTAGCCACCACCAACATCTGTAAAATCCCAGGACGCTACCGTGGCAAATACAAGTGGCCCAAACTTGAGGAAGCTTACCAATACTTCTTCGGTGAAATGTTCGACAACTCCCATGACGCTCTCGCAGACGTCCGCGCCACCATACGCTTGCACCGACATCTTATCGAAAACAACCTTATCTAGCCATGCCCCTTGTCAAACGAACCTTCCTCGTCGAACTCCAAATCGACCCTTCCATCATCGCTGCCGGTGAACTCCCCGTCATCGCAACCTCCATCCGAGGAGACCTAATCGGAGCCGGACATCCTGTCACCAACGTCCAACCATGGACAGGTTCTGGCGCGGAACAGTCCTACCCACTTCAATCTCCGCACGTAGAACCATAACGTGCATCACAACAGAAACAACAAACAACAAAACAATGCTACCGCAACTAGATGTAAACATCAACGATGTCGAAACTCGTATGCCAATGATCCCGGACCGTACTCAGGTTCCGGCCGTCGTCGAGTCCGCTGTCGTCGAGGAAAACAAAAGCAAGACTGGCCATAACTTGGTCGTCTCGTTCAAGACTTCCGAACCCGTGGAGGAATCCACAGTCCCAGGGAAGCCTGTCCCAGCCGGGCGGGAACTCAAGAACTATTACCCACTCCAGCCCTCCGAGAAACAGATCGAAGCAGGCAACGAAAATGCTTGGCTCGAACGTGTCTGCATCCTGCTTGACGCACTCCTCGGCTGCTCGAAGGGTAATCGTCCTTCCCTCGTAGAAGGCATCAACGAACTCCACGGTAAGTCGTCACTCCTCACAATTCAACTTGAGGAGTCCGATCAGTTCGGCACGCAGAACCGCATCCGCAAAGTCGGAGCGCCTGCTTGAAAGGGTGATGAGAGTGAACAAGACTGGGAGTATTTAGAAGCTAACGGTTTTGTTGACGAGTCTCATTTCGGACAAAGCTAACCCTCCCACCGAATGCTCTGTGTGTGCGCGGCGTAAACTACGAGAACACAGGTCGCCCTAGCAGTCGGCGGAATAAATAGGCTCACTCTGTAGATAGGTGGTGTTTGCGACCCTGTTGCAGTACTGTTCACAAACCGACTGACCGCCGTAAGCGGTCCTATTCTCCAACAACCAACCACCATGCTCACAACCTACCCCGAAACCTACCCGCCGTTCGTTGCCCAGCTCTCCAAACCCGGGCGAGAAATCCTCGACTCCCTCGACCCAGACAAAGCTCATCTAGCCCACGCAGTCTTCGGTCTGACTGGCGAACTTGGTGAACTGGTCATCGCAGACATCAACTACGATACCGACAACGTCCTTGAAGAAGTTGGCGACCTCTTCTTCTATTGTCGCATGATTCGCAATTGTCTCTCCATTGAACCTCACCCAACAGGCGCCTCCATCCAATCCATCACCACTGAACTCTTCGGCAGCACAGATAAACAAGGAACCTTCATGGAAGTGTTGGTTGCACAGTCCCACAATATCGTCGACGCCCTCAAGCGTTTCATCTTCTATGCTCGTCCCCTCACACCCAACCACATCAAACAACTCAATCGTGACCTCACAACTTTTGAACTAATCCTCGGAGCCCTGCTTGAATCTCACGGTCACACCATCAAATCCTGTGTTGCCTCCAACATGGACAAGCTCCTTGAACGTTTCCCCAAAGCAGCCTACTCTAACAAGGACGCACTCTCTCGCAAAGATAAGACCAATTAAATAATTAAATCGCACATGAAACCGAAATTCAGGTTCCCTCAAGAAGCACAACTAATTGCTGCCAAAGACATTGACCTCGACGGCAGGTCGCGGCGGGATTATGGAGACTTACAAGACCTTGCTTCGTCTATTTCCGAACACGGGTTGATCCATCCACCGACGCTGACAAAGAATGGTAATAAATTGATCGCTGGCGGACGGCGAATTGCTTCGATGGTCGGCCCGCTAGAGTGTACAGAGATTCCGGTCGTCTACCGTGAGCACATGCCGCAGCACCAGTTGCGTGAGCTAGAGCTTCACGAAAACGCCAAACGTCTTGGGATGAAGTGGCAAGAGTCTGTCTTGCTTATTTACAATATCCACAAGCTGAAGAAGCGCGCGGCGATTGCACGTGACTCTACTTGGTATGCCAGAGAGACAGGCGAGTTGGTCGGTAAGAGTGGTGCGCATGTATCTCATGCACTGCTTGTAGCTAAGGTTCTCCTCGCAGGCGACGAAGAGATCGAGAAGTGCGAGTCACTTGTCAAAGCAGTCCAGATTTTGTTGAAGCGTAAAGCGGACGAAGCTATTGCATTTAAGTCCAAACAAACAGGTGCACTTGTCAATCCTAAGAAACAGCAGGGCGGCGGCATCGTCGAAGTTGACCTGGAGGGTGGCGAATCAGTCGTCCAAGACGGCAGCGCAGCACCGGCAGAAGGGACTATCACTACAACCAATGTCGAGTTTGATTTAGCTGAGTTTATGTTCGGTGACAGCATGGAACTGATGAAGAACCTACCGGACGGCTCTGTCGACCATGTTATCACCGATCCGCCCTACGGCATCGACATGAAGAACCTTGACACCTTCAAGAACATTGCTTCGGTCGAAGACACTCACGACGTAGACCAGAACGTCTCCATGTTCCGTCCGTTCCTTGAGCAAGCATTCCGCGTCATCAAGACCGGTTACTGCGTATTCTGGTATGACATCAGTCATCATGAGAAGCTACAACAGATTGCAACCGATGTCGGCTTCAAAGCCCAACGTTGGCCGATTGAGTGGATCAAGACCCACCCATGCCGGAACTCCTCCGCCGAGTTCAACTTTACCAAGTCGACTGAATACGCGATGGTCTGTCGTAAAGGCGATGCGGTCCTTCAGAAGCCTGCCACCAAGAACTGGATTATGGCAGACGGCAGTGCGGAGACACGTAAGTACGATCACCCATTCGTCAAACCATTCGACGTTTGGTCCTTTATCCTCGAACACGTCGCCTATCGCGGCCAACGAATCCTTGATCCGTATGCAGGACAAATGTCCGGGCCTCGTGCCTTCATCAACCATGGCATGATTCCAGTCGCCATGGAAATCGACCCAACGCACTATGTCAAAGGAGTCGAAGCCGTGAAGAAACTGGTCAGCGCGGTCACTGGTGGCGGAGCTACCTTCAAGAACGACAACACTGCCGAAGTCGCTGAACTTATTATCGAGACTGCAACACAGCCTGCTGAAACAGAAACCCCTGACGTCGAATTCTAATGGACCTCAACATCAACCTTAACTCAGTTAAAGAACCTAAGATTGTCCCTAACCAGCTCCCACTCAAACTTAACGAACCGTGTAAAATCGCCATAATCGGTGAAGCGCCTGGTGAGGCGGAGGAAGAGATGGGACAGCCATTCGTCGGCCCGTCTGGTCAACTCCTTGACCGAATGCTAACTCAAGCCGGTATCCACCGTGCGCAATGTCTTGTAGCCAATATATGCCAGGAACGCCCTCATAACAATAACATTTCCAACTTTAACTGGAACGATCACCAGATCCAGAACGGACTTACTCAGCTTAAAGCAGACTTGGACAAATGTCGCCCCAACCTCTGCATCTTACTTGGGAGCACTGCACTCAGCGCCGCAGGCTTCACTAACGGCGAGACCATCACTGAGTGGCGCGGTAGTATTCTTAAATCCTCGGACATCCAATCGCCACTCTTTGGTTACAAGTGCATCCCGACTTATCATCCAGCAGCCGTCTTACGTCAATGGAACTGGATGCCTTTGATGTTGCACGACATCTTCCGAGCTAAAACAGAATCGACTTCCCCTGATCTCAACCTGCCCGATCGCAAGTTCGACATTAATCTTACGGCTACTCAGATCGAGTCTAAGTTAGAAGAATTCCGTGCGGCAAAGAAACCAGTGGCACTTGACATCGAAGGATATACACACAACATCACTTGTGTTTCTTTCTCCAACGACCCACTTTATGCATTCATTGTCCCGCTTACTTGGAGCAACCGCGCGGATCTTCACCGCGTCCTCAAAGCGTTGGCTCGATTCCTTGGAGACCCTGAAGTCCCTAAAGTCCTTCAGAACTCCCTATACGACAACCTCGCACTCTCTATCACCTACGGTATGGTGATACGTAACGTCGTGGACGATACAATGCTTGCGGGTTGGGAAGCCTATCCCGAACTTCCCAAAGGTCTTGGCACCTTGGCCTCCCTGTACACTCGTCAACCCGCATACAAGTTCATGCGGAAGACTGACGACCAAGAGACCCACTACCGATACTGCTGTATCGACTCGGCGGTCACCCTTGAAATTGCCCAGACGCTCAACAAGGAACTTTCTCCTGCTGCACTCAAACACTACCGCTTCCACGTAGAGCTTCTCAAGCCGTTCCTCTATCTGGAACTCCGTGGCATGAAGTTTGACCAGGCCCGAGCGGACCAAATGAAGCAAGACATCCTTGTCGAAATGTCCGAAGTCCAGAAGCGTCTCGACACCCGCCTCGGCTACTCAATCAATTTGAACTCTCCTAAGCAAGTCTGCGATGCCCTCTACAAACGACTCAACTTCCCGGTCCAGCACCCAAAGAAGAAAGTCGGACATGGTCTTGATCGCACACGGCAAACCTCAGACGTCAACGCTCTCCTAAAACTCTGCGGACAATTCCAGGACACCTTCCTCACTGACCTACTGCTCTTCCGCAAACTGGAAAAGACTCGTCAGTTCCTCGAACTCAACATCGATGACGATGGACGCTGCCGCTGTTCCTATAACGTAGTCGGCACCGAAACCGGCCGGGTCTCATCCTCTGCGCAAACCCGCGTCAACAAAGAGTGGAAGATCGGCACCAATATGCAGACTGCTACCAAACCTCTGCGCGTCCTCCTAACCGCCGACCCCGGCTTTGAGTTCTTCCAAGCTGACCTTGCTGGTGCGGACGGTTGGACGGTTGCCGCCCAGTGCAAGTCCCTCGGAGACCCTACCATGATGGACGACTACCTCTTCGGCCTCAAGCCCGCTAAGATTGTTGTCCTCATGCAGCGTTATGGTCAAGAAGTAAACACATGGTCACGTGAAAAAATCAAAGCAGAATCAAAAGACATCAACGAAGAAGGTCCGGACGGCGCATCATACTTCGCAGCCAAAGTCATCCAGCACGGAACCTCGTACAAGATGGGGCCAGGAACCATGGCTTCAAACATTACACTTCAGGCGTATAAAAAACGAGGTAAACCCCTTTACGTATCCCGCACACAGTGCGCAATCATCCAAGAACTTTTCTTCTCCCGCTACCCCGGCATCAAACGGTGGCACTCACAAGTAGCCTACACTATCAACAACACCCGAGGGTACCCCACACTTCCCTGTGCTTCCGGCCATATCCGCACGTTCTTCGGTCGACCCAACAACGATGCCACGGTTCGTTCGGCTCTCTCTCACGAACCGCAAGCTAATACTACCTACGCAACCAACCTTGCTCTTTACAAACTCTGGGCTGACCCAGAAAACCGTCACCCAAATGGTTCGCCAATTATCGAACCGCTTCACCAAGTCCATGATGCAGTCTGCGGTCAATGGCCTATCGAACACCGCGATTGGGCAATCGCCAAGATCAAGTCCTACTTCGACAACCCACTCACTATCGCTGGCCACACTATGGTTATCCCATTTGACGGACAATACGGACCGTCTTGGGGTGAGCTGAAAAACGAATTTAAATAATAAATCGGACTATGGAACAGCCACACGAATACAAAATGGGAGGCGGTTGGGGCGATGCTATTCGATGGTTCAATGAGGAAGAATTCGAACAAGAACCTACCTACGAAACACAATTCACTGTCGTCAGATGGAAGCAACGAATACCTGAGGTCGGTGACTTGGTTAAAGGTGAGTTCGAACGCTCATGGATAACGTTTCGATTTGTTGATGTCAAACCATGCGGCAACCCTAAAGACATGTTCTTTGGTAAAGTTGTGATTGTGACACAAGAAATGAAACCCGGTCACGAATCAGGTAACGATTAGCCTTGCGCCCTCCTACACCCTGTATCCTATTCTAGCCTGTAACCCATAGCCCCTTGCCGCGCTAGCCTCGCAGCATCCAACGTACACCCTGTAAAAGCCAAATTTCGCTATGCCTCAATCCATCCCGAAGCCTGTCCTAGTCCAACTTCACGCAGGAGGACCGAAGTTCTTAGTCCTTGTTCGTCGCAAAGATTTCAACGATGCCGAAGCGGCACTCAAAAAGGAACCCTCAACCCTCCTCTACTTCTACCGTGACGACGTCTGGCGTGAAGCACATATATTTACTCTCCAACCTATCGTAGCTCTATGAACCCAGCCAATCTTCAAACCTACTTAGACATATCCAGCAACATCCGTCGTGATCCCATTCTCAGTCCTGATACTTTTTCGTTACTCTGCTCTCTTTATACTCTGGCTAAGCACACCGGCAACACGGCGACGCTTCAGAAGAATGCGAACATGAAACACTTCCGCGTCATTGCCTCCCTCAAACACCTTTCTGCAGCAGGCTACGTCCTTCTTCTCGGCCGTGACACCCAGCGCCATTACATATGGAAACTTACACCAGAAGGCGAGGCTGCACTTGTAAGACTTGGCACTATCTAACCGTAAGTGAAACGCCCAGACCCGCCAACTCTCCATGAAACCCATGCTCGCAAAAAAGTTTGACCCATCCAAGGTCAAATACCCCTGCTACCTCCAACGCAAACTAGACGGCGTCCGCGCCCTCCACTACCCATCCGCTCCCACCCTCCAATCCCGTCCCAAACCACCCGACTTCCCACTCATTTTCTGGAACCGTGATGTCCTCCCCCACATCCACGACGAGCTGGACCGATTCACCAAACTCTTCCCGACTCTCGCCACCGATGGTGAACTCTACAATCACTCCTACTCCCTCCAGCAAATAAACTCCCGCGTTGCAGTCAAACGCACCACTCCCCACGCTGACCACCTTAACGTCTCCTACGTCATTTACGACGTCTTCGACACCACACTCCCCTCACTCTCCCAAGAGGACCGCGGACTAATCCTCAACGAACTCCTCACGGTTCTTACCAATGAACGCTTCTGGTACGTCAAAGTCATGCCCCTAGTCTACTGCCCAGACTCAACCTTCTTCGATCAGTACCACTCCGACAACCTCTCCAACGGCTATGAAGGCACAATGTACCGTGCCTTCTCCGACCCCTACGCATCCCACCTTAACTGTGGCAACAAAGAAAACAGAGTATGGTCACTACAAAAACGCAAACCCTCACTAGATATCGAATGTACCGTCGTAGGTTTAAACGAAGGAACTGGCCGTCTCGCCAACTCACTCGGTTCCTTTCAACTCCAGGACTCGAGTGGCGCTGTTTTCCATGCGGGCTCAGGTTTAACCGATGCCGACCGGGCATCTTTCTGGTCATTAGGCCAACAATGTATTGGGGCCAAAGTCCGCGTCACCTTTCGCCAACTCTCCGACTCCAACTTACCACTCGAACCACGCATCGCATCCGTTGAGTTGGATTAAATAATTAAATCAGTCTTATGTCAAAACCAATACCGAGAGAGAAACGCGCAGAACTCATCAAAGATATGGAGTTCAACAAAAAGTATGCGTGGATTAAAGTAGCACTAATGGAAGGGAAGTACGTACTAGATCATACTGTAGGTGAGAATGGTGCAGCCGTATTTGTGTATAGGTTGTTAGTGAATCGTCACAAGAGTCATTTCTTTAAAACCAACATCGCATTGCACCAGTGAACTTTATTGAAGCATACGGAGTGTATTCGTCGGGGAATGAGGCACCGCCGATTTATCATAAGTGGGCAGGGATTAGCACCTTAAGCAGTTTGCTGTCGCGACGTGTATGGGTCTCGCAAGGGTTCTTCACGGTTTATCCGAATTTGTATATTTTGTTCGTAGGTAATCCAGGGAACGGGAAGTCGACTGCCATGAAGATTAGCCGAGATTTGGTGAGGCAATTTCCGAAGACTGCGCCGATTGCACCGGCGAGTATTACGAGGGAGGCGTTGACCAAGGATATGGGTGACGAAGACGGAGAACACCGACTGAAATATACGCTAGGCAAGAAGGTGGTCAGTTATACACACATGAGTGTGTTTGCTAATGAGTTGGTGACTTTGCTTGGCGTCAACCCGATCGGGATGGTAGAGTTCTTGACGGACATTTGGGACGAAGAAGATGACTTCAAGGTGAAGACCAAGAACAAAGGGACAGACTTTATTCCGAAGCCGTGCGTGACGCTGCTTGGCTGTATGACTCCAGAGACGACGAACAATCTCTTGAAGGAGTCAATTATTTCCGGCGGTTTCGCCAGGAGGTGTATTTTCGTTTACGCGAACAGGCGTGGGAATCCTGTGCCACGGCCAGAGACAACAGTAGAACAGAAAGAAGCGTTGGCATGTTGTTTGAAAAGGGGCGCGGAGTTGGCTCAGATTGTTGGGGAGTTCCAGTGGACTGACGACGCCATAGTAAGATTCGATAGTTGGTACTGTGAGAACCATGAAATCGTACAGGACAACACGGACCTGCTGATGAATGGGTATTTTACCAGTAAGAATACGTTGGTGCTCAAAGTCGCCATGATGCTGGCATTAAGTGAAAGCTCCAATCTAATACTTAACGCCGAACACATCGACGCTGCGCTAGAACTTCTGGGTGCCACAGAAAAGGACCTGAACAAAGTGTTCGAAGGGACTGGACGGAACCCCGAAGCAACTATTGCTGCGAAAATTTTGGCAATGGTGGAGTCACAATCCCATGCCATCAACGAGAAGTTGGTATTCTCTCGGATGTATAATCACGGGAATGACAACGAGATTACGGCTGCGTTGCATCACCTGCAACGATCCGGTTCCCTTGTAATCGACACCAACATTCAAAGCAACATTCAAGTCAAAACGGTAGGAACCCCTGAACAAATTGCTGCTTTCCGGGCTCGCGGCTCCCAAAACGAGAGTTCAAAGCGCGTGCCGTTTGATAAGGTAGACCTGAATTCTGTTGAAGGGACTCAACCAGAAGAGCCTGTTTGAGTTGACCCGCGAGGTCGCGCGGCGGCACGCCCATGGAGAGCATTAGTTGCATCATTTCCATGACTCGTTCTGGTTCTGTCTGGCTACTGAATCCACTAAAGTCAAAGGTCTGTGCAATAGCTCGGTCATTGAGGCCGCCTTGGACGGAACCGATGCGGCGAGGGTCTAGTCCATGCTGCTGTTGGTGCAACTTCTGCGCCACCTTGGAGGTGCCAACGCGCTGATCAAAGCCAACCGTCTCGTTGGCATGTTTCATCAGGTAACGTCTGGCTGCGCCCGGACCTTGCTTGGTGTGTAACTCTGCGGCTTCCTTGTAGATACGCTCATTGCGTTCCTGTTGGATACGAGTTGCAGTTCGATGCAACCTTTGACGTTCCTTCAGCATGGTAAGTCGACGAGGCGGAAACCCTGCTGCAACGGCAATTTGCTCACTGGTGTTTGGTTTAATTAGGACGTTACCTTCTTTGTCCGTAACGTTTCCTTCGTTTAGATATAGCGAGTACAGCCTCTTCAGTCCGTTCGGCAGCGCGGATTCGGTGGCCTTGGTCCAGTCACCTTTAAAGGCACTGACTGTCGCATCAACTAAATCTTTGCCGTGGTTGAATGCCGGTCCCATTAAAGCCTGCGGACTCCAGCCATCATAGGAGTTAGCTCCAAGCAGTCCGCCGGGTGCAATGTAGCTACTAAAGTCCATAGGAACACCGGCTGCATAAGCACTACCATGCATTGCAAAGTCTGCATAGATCGGACCGCTGTCTTCGTCCCCAAGCGACGCGAAGAACTCCCGAGTGTTCTTTTCTAACTCCAACTCGGAGTTGTCCTCAATCAAACGCATCAATGCGCCAGCAAACGGAACGGCCCCGATTACTCCAACCGCAGCAGTCATTGTCGAGAAAGCTTGAATCGCTGCACGTCGTGCAGCCTTCTTCTCAGTTGGTGTAAATCCTTCAAGGTCTTTACTGAGCCCAACTTTGATGTAGTTCCAAAGATTAGTCAGATGAGAACTGTTGTAGCCGTTCAATGAGTAAGTGGCTTGGCTAACACTCCGCCAACCACCTTCAGTCGAAAACCATCCAACTGGTCGATTTGCTCGTCCAAAGCCGCCACTTGCACTCTTACCAATTAGCACCGCGCGTTCGATAATAGCGTCAAACTCGGCCTTGGTCAGGTCCGACTTCCCGCCATAGTCTTGTTTCCGTATCAACTCGAAGGCGCTCATCACAGAAACCTTTTCGTTGAACCCTGCACTCAAGCCATACAGCTTTGTTGCCAGATGCGTATAGGCTCCTATTGGTTTAGTCCACCAACGCTTCTTCAACGGTAGCGGGTTGTTACTAAAGTCCATATTGGACAAATCCATTTGAACCATGTTAGCATTATCTGCTAACTCCTGATACTGACCTAACCCTACCATGCCACGCTTGTCCATGTAATCAACAAGTAACTCGCCCATATCTTTACCATCAACACTGACACCAGTGTCATACCTTCCAGTTACGTTCTTATTAGCAATCCACTCAGCAGCCCTTGACGGCAACTCGTAAGACTGCGCCAACGTAGCGCCTTTACTTGACAGCATAGGGCTGAGGTTAAACGGAAATTGTGTCAACTCCACCAACATGTTCCGAGTATTAAAACCAAGGAACTTTAGGAAGTTAGCTGTGGTAATCAACTGTCCTGTCTTAGTATCTGGCACACGGAAATTCCTTAGCCCTTGTTGCGACTCCTCAAACAACCTCAAATGCTCTGCGTTGTTTGCAATCTCTGGGTTATGTCGTTCCATTTCCATGACAGCGTCAGTCACTGCTCTCGGCAACCTACGGCTCAGTTTCTGTAACCATGTCAGGTGCTGCTGCACCATATTCATGTACTCACGGCCTGCTGCAAACTTTCGCTTTGCACTCACATCTGCCAAGCCAAGTTCGTTGACCTCTGCACTAACGCTACTCTTAACCGCTTCAAGGTTGCCAACCAAACCATCATAAGCCTCTTGATCAATTTTACCATCAGCTAGCAACTTCTGGTACTTCGGCAACGCAGTTCGGTCAAACGCCGTATCCAACATGTCAACATACCGTTCATAGCTGCTTCGTCTTCCAGTCTGACGTGACCGCATATCTCTGACACCATTGTCTTCATAGAACAGCTTCATGCCACTGTCTCTGGCTTCCTTTGCAAACGCAATAGCGTCCTCTAAGTTATCACTTGAATACCTACCGTTCTCTTTGCCATCACTAAAGCTAACATGGTACCTACCCCAGCGCCGCTCGTTGACATAGTGTGGATTTGCGTCCCAGTATTGCTGCATTTGTGCCAACGTATCAAAACTCGAACCCAAGAACGTCTCGGCCACTTCCATATCTAGCCCGTGGGTTCTGGCAAACTGAACGAACTGTCCAATGTCTCCGGCCACGCGAGCTTGCCTATACATCTCCACAGCCTGTTTTGACAATTCACGTAACTCGTCCTGCGTTCCTTTATAACCCGCACGACGTAACAACGTCCCGTAATTCTCTACAGTCTTTTCAACAAATGTAACTTCTTGCGCTCGATTCATGTACTGCGTTGCCTCTTGCAGTCTTGCGATAGCTTCAGGTACATCTGCGCGAACTTCCTTTGGGAACTTAGCCAACTCAGTTTGATACCTCCCTGAATCTGTCTCAGGCAAGCTCAAAAAGTTGACGCCCTCTTCATTCATACGAAGCAACAAGTCATTCAACTGCTGTTCCCCTTCCTGATTCTTTGCAATGCGTCCAATAGGCCCACCATCACGGGGCACTCTTAACTGACCACTTGACGTATCCCCGAACAGAATCGCGTTCAACTCTCGCTGATACAAATGCTCTGTAGCCTGTTCCTTGTATGGTTGATACTGAACCTTCTTCAAGGACGGATAGGCATTCAGTTTATTGATCTGCGGCATCACTGCCTTGCCAACTGCGTCTCTGACTTTCTTAGGTACAAACATTGCCTGCGCCGTCGCCTCGAACGGAGTCCCTTTGAACCTACTGGCGTCCACAACGCCTGCATCAGCCAACCGATCAATTCCACCTGGCAACATCGTATCTGTTGCAGCAAACTGAAGTAGCTCCAACTCGTCCTGCTTTAGTGCCACATTTAGTTCCTTGCTGAACTTTTCAAGCGCTTTAACATTCTCCTTCCCAACACCGCTTTCCAGCAGACGCCACTTCATGAAACTTCGTGCGCCTTGAAACATATCTGTCACCCACTCTAACGCAACCTCCGCATACCTTCTCACTGCCTGCGGCAAGTACCTAAGCTCGGCCTTGTTCGATTTAATTTTTAAACTGGACCCAATAAGCATATTCAAGTTGGCGATTGATTCATCAAACGAAGACGCATTTTGACGAATCGCTGGGGAAAGTTCCTGATACGTCTTTTTGTCAAGAAACGTCTCGGCTAGTTGGTCTAGGATTTCGGCACGTTGTGCAGGTGTAGCAGTGTCGAAAAAGTCTCGGACGTCTTGGTAGGCTTTGGACGTAGCAGGATCTAGTTGACCGCGCTGGAATGCGTCGTCGAAATGGTGACCCATGACTTCGTGCATCACTACAGCGTCGCGGACTTTTTGAGTACCGATGTCGTTGAGGAAGACTTCGCGGACTCCTTTGTTAAGTCGGGCCAGGCCACGGTATTCGGTGGAGTTGATGATGTCACCGAGTGCGATAGTGTCGCCCGTCAGTTTCTTGAACAAGCGGATAGTTGCTTGGGCAGCATCGGACAGGCCACGTGCTGCGGCTGGTGTATGACCGAGACGTTGGAAGAGGTTGCGTTGGGTTTGCTGGAGTCGTAACGGACTAAAGCCGTCTTGAATCGGCTGAAATTCTCCATCATCAATAGGCAGACCGTTCTCAATTTGTTCTAGTCGTTCAAAACTCGTCCCTTCCTCCAGCGCCTCACGGCCGTCACGACTTTGAAATAGATCCATGTCTTCAGTCAACGTAATGCCGCGACGTGCTAATTCACGTTGGTTATCCATCTCAGCACGTTCGGCAATCTTTTTGAAGACTTGTTTTGGATGCACCGGGCTACCTGCACGGACTGTCTCCATGTATTCAAACAACCCACGCTCTGCCATCTTACCACTATCACCGATCCAACTACGTTGCTCTGCACGTCTTAGGAAATCATTATACGCACCCATAACAGCCTCTAGCTGCTTTTGCGGCAACTTGGCAACAGCATCAAGTGTAGCTTCTCGACCAACCGCTTCCGCGTCGAAGTCCTCTGGGACAAGACCTTGCTCTTCCAGCAGTTTTTCTCCGTGCTTCTTGAGGTTGCTTTTGCGGCCGACTTGTTTTTTTCCTGTTTTTTCTGTCTTCTTTCGTCTTGTGTATCGCTCAGTTGCTTTCTTAAGACGACTCCGAAGCCCTTCAAGACTACCGACTCCTGCTTGTTGATAAGTGTCATACCATTCTCTCCATTGTTGTTGAAAGTCTGCAAGTAGTTCTGAATCCCCCGCACGCTTCAAAATTCGAGTGTGCATCAGATCTACTACCTGACGCAAGTTTGGATCATTGTTAGCCAGTGCCTCCAAACCAAGTGCCATTGCCTTATCGTCGTCTCCGAGCTTACTGTTATCGCCAATGTCACGCAGTCGCTGTGACAATTTAAACTTCTCGCTTTGCAAAACACGCGTCGCAGCAACATCTGGACTAAATCCTTCTTCTACAAGGGTTTGTGACTTAGCTGTTGTTTGACCTTTATTGAAGTCGGGAAGGTCAATAACATCACGTCCTGTATTTAGCACACTAACTTGTTCCTTGTACTCTGTAGCATCCTTCGGAACGTAAGGAATAATTTCGTAAAGCGGTTTGGTCAATGACTGCTCTACACGAGTCTGAAACGACTTACCAAACTCTGCATCACCTGGACGAAGTGGCGGTAGCCCGGATGGAATTGAAAACGGGCCGGCAGCTTGTCCTGGGCCTGGTAAGACTGTCGGAGGACTAATTGGGTCGAGCGGTTGGGAGTCTGCGATCGCTTCTGGCAACAGTTCTAATTCTACAACAGGCTCTTCTAATGAACGACCAACCTCAAGTCTTTCCAGAGGTTCTATCGGACTGTTATCAACTGCTTTATGTACCGACTCTTTCCGAACCTTACTTGCTACTTGATCCTTTACGGAGGCAACCGCATCGAACGGAACAAAGGCAGCGTTAGCTACAGCTCGTGTTTGCCAGTATTCAGAAGTCAGCACTTCGTTCAACTCCCGTTCTGGTGCCAACGCAATATCTCCGACGTCTGCTGCAACGTCAGCACCGAAGCCGGCGCCAACATTAGTCGCAAACCTTGTTGGCACCCCTGTGATCGCACGTTGCGTCAGCGCATTACCTAAGCCATTATTCAGCAGAGCCGTGCTGCCCTTGTTAATAATCGCAGGAAACGCAGCCGTCAAGCCGCCAGCCAGCGCAGCACGTGGGCCAGAACCGGTCTGACTAAACGCATCTAGTGCTGCACTACCGCCACCAACTGCAAGTCCTACTGGACCAGCAAATAGTGGTAACGTATTCGCAACACCTCGTGGCAGCGATCGTCCAACTTCACGTCCAAGCTCTTCATTACCTACCATTTTCCCAATAAACCCACCAACGTCCGCTCCGACGTCATTGGCTCCAGACTGTTCCAGTCCATAGTTTATTGCCTCGTTTAGATCCAACAAACTTGCCATCAGCGGGTTTTGATCACCCAACTTGAACAGTTCTGTCCCTGTCACTTGATTCCCTAACTTGGAGAAATCACGGAACGACAGATCCGACAGCCCCGGCACTTGCCGAGACTGTTGGTAGATTTCCTGAACTTCAGGATATGAGAATGGTAGTAGTTGGCTCATGGAAACAATGGAAGCGGTTGCTGTCTCTTGGCGGCATCCTGTGCCTGTTGTCGTTGCTGTTGTTGTTGCTGTAACTTCTGTGGGTCAGACCCGAACAACCAATTACTGATTACATGCCCAATGTCGACACCTTGTGCAAACCCTTGCTTCCCAAGATGTTCCGGGACACCCTGAGTCCGCATTGGGTCCTGCACCTGGCCAAGCGTGAAGTCATTACCGGTATCAAACAAACCACTAAATTGCGGAATTGATACCTGCGGAACTCCACCTGTATTTGGTGCGAACGGGATCGGAACCTGGCCTGCTGGCGGAATTGGCACCGGAACCGAAGTAGTCGGCGTCGCGGGCAAACGAATACTAACTTCTCGTGGAGGCTGTGCTGCGGCGTTGTTCACTTGTGTCCCGCCGCCTTGTTGAAACACGTCACTACCGAACGGGCCTGCGTTAGCAAACACATCTCCGCCTTGGTTTTGTGGCGGTAACGGATCATTCGGGTTTGCGTCATTAAGCAACTGATGATAAATTGCTTCGTCACTAAGCGGTGCCTGACTTGGAACTGGCGCAGGTACGGGTGCAGGGCTAGGTACAGCTGCAACTGGGACTTCTGCTGCCGTTGGTGCTGCTGCCTCCCCTTGTCCCTGCAACATAGCCTCGACACCTCTTCTCACTTTATCTAACAAGTCAGCTTCAAATTGTCTTTGCTGTTGCGCTTGTTGCGCCTGCACAGTTGCATTACCATTCAACACCGTCGGATTAGCCACTCCACCATTTCCACCATACCCAAGGTAATTTCCTTGTGCGTCAAATGCTCCTGGATTAAGTTCCCTATTATTATCCAACCCTGTAGGAACCCTGTCGAACGGCCCAATGACATTACCTGCCATATCCTTCCGTACAATGTTACTACCCGACGTACCAGTAATTGCATCACGCAACATCTGTTGTTTACCGAGCATCTGGTTAATTACTGCCTGATTTAAGTCAAAACTATTCGTCTCGAACATTACAGGCTGCGGCCCGAACGGACCAAAATATCCTTGTCCTGGTGGCATTATCTTATTTGGTTAATGGTTAATTCCATCTGCAACTCCTCGTTGCTGTCTGTTTCTCATAATCTGTTCAAAGAACTGACCAGCTTCGGGACTTGGTGCCCCCTGACCCATTCCTTGCTGTCCAAGTAGTTGCTGAAACATAGCCATATTCTGTTCAATCTCCGCAGCCCGCATTACGTCAACCGGGATACGCGCCAGCGCGGCCTGTGCCAACGCATCTTGGTACCCGGCCGTCTGCGCATTACGGTCAGCGTCTAATCGTCTCTGCGCATCTTGATGTGCTACCTGCGCCCCTAACTGCTCCCTGCTAAAAGCTAACTGGTCCTGTCCTAACTGTGCCCCTGCCATTCTTGCGTCAGTTAGACTTTGTGAGTCCTGCATCCGCATCATCGTCTCCAACTGCCTCAACGGCATAAGATCCTGTCTTTGTGCAATATCCGCTAACTGCGCAACCTGTCCCAACTCATTTCCTTGAGACATAGACGCAACCAGCGCAAGCACATTTCTTAACTGTTCTGGATTCTGCATTGTTCGATTTAATTATTTAATTTGTCTAGGAGGCTACCTTAGTAGGAAAAGTGTCATCAGGTTCTGGCAAAGAGCCATATGGGCCATGATAACAGAGATACTTTAGATTAGCGACTTCAAGTGTTCCGTATTCAAATGCAGGTAGTTTCTGCGTATCTGACCAAGGTGCAACTTTGTCTGCTGGCGATGCCCAGTCCCACGATGCGGGCGTTAGCGTGACGTTGCCATCAACTGTCTTGGCCCAATCCCAATCAAACTCAAAAATGTCTCCAGCGTGCCCTGAAGCAACCTCAGGACGGAACTGCATGATGGTCTCTTCCCAGGTATCTATGTGATCTTCGTCAGTACAGCTTGCGCCTGCTGAAGTATCTGGATGCGTTACTGTACGTGTTGCAGTTTTTACTGACGTTGTTTCAGCCCATGGAAGAGTTGCCAGGTACGTTGTTGCGTCTGACTCTAACGTAGATTTGGTCCACTCATCTTTAAGTTCGATTGTCCATGTGATGTCTGTTCGTTCATCTTCGTAAACCTTGCCCGCCCAAAACTCTGCGACAACAGTGGACGAGTCGATATTCCTGCCGCCCGTATCAGGGGCAAAAAAGGGGTCAGAGAGGTAAAGGCTGGTTCCTCCAAAAGTGCCTGACTCTGAGTTGCCAAATTCGTCAGTTCCATTCCAGTCCCACTCACCATCACCGTCGGGCGAGCCGCTTCCAGAATAAACCCCAGGGTCTTGCCATTCCCAGAAAGTGCCGTTCCAAAGCGACTTGTAACGTTCAACTCGCCATGAGTAAGTTCCGGATGATGACGTAAACTCTCCGCCACCGGGCGGGCCTGTAAACGGATCGTATTCTTTTAGCTGCGTTAAGTCTGCAGTGAACCTTTCGTAGTATTCAGTCTTACTGCCACCAGCATCTGTTCCTGGCGTTGGTGCACCTGCCAAAGTATCGACGTCAACAACAAGCTTAAATTCGAGTGTTCGAAATTTGCCAAAGCGCGCACCGCAGTCAGTTGGGATTGGGGGGTTGCCCAACTCTGTGCTAGTATATTTGTAAGCATAAAAGGCGATGGCTGTTTTGTATCGAAAAGTGTATTCGGGAATTGGACATGACGGCATATCGCAACAACAGCCGAGCAGCTTGTTCCACTCTGCAAGTGTTGTAGGTGTTGGTCCATAAGGGTTGCTCATCCTCTTCCAATGTCATAATTGCCAGGACAATAGCCTACAATAACGTTTCCTATTTGCGAAGGTGCAAACTCATTATTGTTCCAAGTACCCAATAATAAATAAAACTTTTTGCTTGTATGACTTGCTGCTGTCGGTAGTGTGTTTGCAGGCAATGAGCTGCCACTACCAGTAGTAACTGCAGTTACTTCAAACCCTGGAAGCAATACACCTGCGTCAACTTCACCATCCCCTGTAATCTCTAACCAGTAATGCGTTCCGTCCGACGGCTCACTTCCAACAGTCCCAATTGTAATATCTGCAACATCTTCATTACCGCCGTTTCCGCCTGCCACTTGGCCGCCCTGCAACATCCAGTTGCCGCTGTCCTGATATACTCGAAAGAATGCACTATAAGCTGTTGCCGTGGCTTCGACCGGATTCTCAAAGCGGTTTGTTGCGTTAAGTTGAAACGGTCGGACGACAATTGGCCCGCCCAATTGCATCTGGCCGCCAGTGCGATTAGGCTCAGGCTCACGAATTTTAAGCTTCCGCCGAGCCTCCAGTCCACGGGAACCGTAATCAAGCTTGCTGCGGCCCAGACCGCGCTTGCCGTAGTCTAGTCTCATTCTGGATTATAGTAAGTTTTAGTCAGCACCAAGTAACCGCCACGCATTGGTTGAACGAAAGTGCGTGTAATTGTAGCTGGCCAGTCCGTCGGAACAGTTGCAGGGTAGGTAGAACTTCTGCTCTTCGCTACAATTGTAGGATGGTTTGTAATATTTTCAGTCATTGTAAACGCCTCATGCAACGTAGGTCCAAGTTTGAAGTCTTGAATAATTCCGTCATGATTAATCGCTTTCGGAATCATTTTATCATTGACAATATCACCATCCACGACAGTCAACTTAAACACTCCGTTAATTCTAACCTTAGTTGCATCACTGTAAGCTTCTTTAATATCAACGCTTGTAGCATACTTCAGAAAGTAGTCCGGGTCACTTCCACCATCACCCTCGACCGGGTCAAAGAATGGCGTTTGTGCGTTACTTGCAACCGGCGGCCAGTAAAAGTTCTCACTACTATAATACTGTGGGATAGTAGAACTGAACGTCTCCGTAATCTTCAACCACCACCCGCAACGAATCTCTTGGAACCTGATGTGTGTTACAGTCCCTGCATTGATCGTTGTACTTGGAGTCCCCAACACCTGAACAGGCTCCTGCGTCACTGTAACATACTGCCGCAAGTTCTCGTCCCATTCCTGTTCCTCCAGTGTATTCAACGACGTAGCTGTAATCGTCACCTTCTCTTCATGCCACTCATCGTAGGGTTCTACTCGACTTTCCCAGATGTTCGTCCCTGAGTCCGCCGCTGTGCCGATCGGCACCAACTTACGAGTTTCCACAGCATCACAAACAAGTTCATTAAGATTACGAATTCGAGTAGTTCGTTCACGAAATCGAGGCGTTGCAACACTTGGTTCCTCTGTAACTGAGTTAACCGCTAATGCCACGTCAAGCGTAAAAGAAGGCTGTCCTGTCGTGCCGTTATTTGTCCAAGAACCAACTACGAGGTCAGGCGTGGCTACGTTTTCATAACTAAACCATTCTTTAGTATCCGCAACATAATCACCGTTAACAAACCGACGAACCATCCAATACGAACTATCTTCCCATGACACAGACCACCATGTTCCTGCCGCAGGTGGTAACTCATTGCCGTCACTTGTCCATTTCGGCTTTCCCCCAAAATCGTTGACGCGAAAAAGTCGCAACCCGTTAATGTCAGGATCTAGTGTGCCGCTGATTTGAATTACGTGATTCGCAAGTGTCGTAGTCCAGTTACTGTGGTCCCACGGATCATCAGTGCTATTTCCTGCGTTGAACAGCTCGACACCGTCCTGCGACAAAATCCAGTTCCCGCCAGCATTACTGATCTTGTATTCTGTAAGGCTGCTTACTTTTCGGTAGTCGTTGTCGCTTACTCGAAAATAGGTACCGCTAGCCGTTCCCGCACCGCTAACAACAGCCGCACTGCGGTTATCAATGTCTGCAGGAAACAGAACCTTCAGCCTGCTTTTAGTCGTATTGCGCTCATTCTCGGTCAGCGCAAAGTAACCATATCCAGCATTTACATGAGTCCCATTGGCCACCTCAAAGTCCAACAACACCATGTGTTGGTCTAGTCGGTCATTAAATACACGACTCTGTAGCACTGGTCCTCGGCCTGACAGTTTCGCCACACGACGAATCTCATTCTTGACGCTATTGATATAAGTTTGCATTAATCCAAAATCACATTTCTGTTCGCCTCAACCTGGGCCACATCCCAGTCAATCAACCTCCTCAACGCATCATCCCGTTCCCGCTTGGGCGGATCAAGGTTACCTTCCTGCCGCGGAACAAACGTCTTAAACAAGTGGTTCAACTCCACCACCGTCGCCCATTGCATATACTCAAATCCATAAGTAACAAACTCTGATGTATTCGTGACCGCAGTAACCTTCGTTGCCCACACATTAGCATCAATCACTACATTAGTAGCCTCTGTCTGGTTCGTCGGATACACAAACAGTTTATCTCCATAAACAAGAAAGCGTCCTTCCACAGGACCATTCGCTTCCCCGTATCCGGCAGCATCGCCTAGTTCAATCAAACGATCTGCCAACCTCCCACGACTTTCATGACGTGCCGGAACCAACGCATCGTCAGCGCCTCTGCACCAAACACGCTCAATCACCTTTACATCATGCGTAGTCCCTCCACCATAAACAGTCAGCCCAGTCATACTGAGCCCACCATCCCCCGAAGGGATCGTCCCTTCCAATGACTTAGACATGAATCCAAAGTCATGTCCCATCTCCGCCCTACGTATCGCATTATTCACAGCCTGAAGAAACAACATGTCGAACGTAGCCGTCACGTTAGCTGAATCTCCTTGGGCAAACAACGGATGCTCTTCGACTGCCGGAAAGTCACTTTGTAGGAAGGACTTTACCACAGTCTTTAGCTCAGATACTGTAACAGGTGTCATTGGAAGGAACGAATTTAATTATTAAATCAGACTGTTATGCCTGACCGCGTGCACCCAGCTTGCCGAACTTAGTACTGCCGGAGTCATACTCCTTCTGCTCATTCGTGCCGCTGATGTGGTCTGGGTTCTCTTTGGCCATGGTGTCAAGGTGCTTGGTGTCCCTGACATCCTTGGCTTCAGAACCGTTGAATGCGTGGTCCTTAAAAGAACCGCCTCGTAGGTTTCCACTCATGTTATTGTGTTTCCTTTCTATCAGTTAGGGTTAGGATACGGTGACTGCCTTGAAGTTGTGGATCACCATGTGGGATTCCGGATAACGAACCTCGAGGCCCGCTTCCGTGAACCATTCGTCCTTGCGACCATCTTCGTCATTGTGCTGTCGATTTTTCAGTAGCACGGTGTCGCGGTCTTGGAGCGGACGGTAGCGGAGGTTACCGACGTCGATAATCATCATCGTGTACTTCAGCGCCGGGTTCTCCGTGAACAGCGGGTGGGACTTGAAGTGAAGGATACCGTGTGGGGTTTCCACAGTGGTGACATTCATCCCGTAGGTCGATTCCGCACCCATGTTCTTGTTGACGACAACGTTGTCCTTGACCAGTTGGTTGATGGTCGATAGTGCACCGGAGCCGCAAAGCACCAGCTTCTCGAAGGACTTGTTGTTGGTTTGACGGAACGCACGTTCAACGTAGCCGTCCCAGACTGCTTCAGTCATGGTTCCGGATGCGTTGTTGATGATACGTTTGTCATCTTCAGTGTCCAGCGTAAGGGCTGCACCGCCCGGACGGTATCCAATGGTGCCGCCTGCTGCACGTTCCCATTCTTCGAGGAACCACATAATGCCGCCCGTGGTACGGGTCGGAACTGTGTCACCCTCCGAGTTGACCGCGTTGACAATACTGCGTGCGCCGAATAGGAAGGACTGTTCAAGACCGACCATGTGGTCGACCGCGTTGTCCTTTGCCTTCTCCTTGTAAATACCGGTCTTGTCGAAGTTCGCGGGGATCTTCAACGAAGTGCCAGTGAAGGAGAACCGATCCCGTTGAATCTGAGTGTAGTTCTCAGGGTTGATCGGGATGATAAGGCGACCGTTTCCGGTGCTGCGGTTACCTTCAGGAGAAGACGAACCAGTGCAGATCACATATGCGTCGACCGGACCAGCCGTGCCACTAGTAGTGGTATTGTTGGTGCAGATCACGCCAGCGATGGATTCGTGCACTCGAATTTCCATCTTTGTTGCATCGACGATTGCAGTGACGGTGCCCTTGAGCTGAACAGTGCCACCGCCCGTCTTGGGAAGGTCTTTCAGCCAGACGGTTTGATTCACGCGGAACTGCGAAGAGTCAGCAACTTGAAGTCGCGTAACGTCTGCAGCAGTGTAATCGTGGTCAGTCGTATAACCAATGTCAAAGCCAGAAGCTGCGAACGGGCTGTTGGTACCCGCAATCAGTTGGGTTCGAATAGCGAGGAAACGCTTTTCAAACCAGCCAAATTTCGGGTTGTCAGTTGGCTCTGTACTCATCAAAGACAGTAGACCGGTGAGAGGAGCAGCTCCGTTAGGAAACTCCCTGAACACCCGACGACGGTCATTCAATGAATAAAAGCCCTTGTCCTCAAACGTCTTACCAGACGTCATTCCTAGGATTCCACTCATTTTCTTTTATCGTGTTTGTTGTTTGTGTTTAGTCCCAAATATCAGCCGACCCGCCAGACGATTTGGCACCAGCGCCTTGGCTAGCACCGCCTTGTCCGCCGAATGACGTAACGTTTGGTTGAGTTGCTCCATTTTTCTTAGCCCGTGATTTTCTAGCGGCAGCCAGTTTAAATTCTGGGTTTGCCGATTGAATGTGTTTCTCTGCCTCCCTTGCCAACGCTTCGAAGGATTCTTGTTCGTTCCCAAACTGCTTCCCACTCTCTTGGAGTTGTTTGGAAATTAGTGGCAGAAGTGCTTTGAAGGGACGAAGTTGTTCGTAGGATTTAAAGAAACGTTCTTGCGCCATTTCCTGTTGCTGTTGCTGTGCAAACTGCACAGCAGGGCCGAACTGCCTCATCATTTCTTGTTGAACCATTTGCGTCATATAGTACGCGTAGGTCTGAGCCTGTTTCATTTGGCTTGCGTGGCTGCTGTTAAGCAGTGCTACGATCGCCGTTTTGTCAGGCTCTTCGGCCTTCAACTCTTGGATAAGTGCGTCCGCATAATCTTCGTTATACGAGAACTCGTGAAGCTTTTCCTTGATTTGTTCTTCGGTCAGTGGTTGTTGCTGTTGTGGCTGACTGGCTTGATGCTGTGCCATGCCGCGGGCAACTGCCTCTGCGATTGCGTTAGGATCGGGCGACGCCTGTTGTTGCTTCTGGTGACCTTCACCTTCATCAGGGTTGGTCCTGCCTTCGCCTTCGTTACCCTGACCGTCATCGATACCAGCACCTGCCGCGCCGTCATCCAACCCAGTATCAAAGACGCTATCGTCTACTTGTTCGTCAGTTTCCATCGTTCGTTTGTTGTTCGTGTTTGTGTTTATACTCTTCGATTGACTGCTCCGCCTTGTCAAACCATGACTCGAAACGCTCAATGAAGTTTGCTTCACCGATAGCTTGCTCTCGCACTTTATCTTGGTGAACGTCTGCTGGAATCTCTTTCTTCACCATTCGCATCAGCGCACGTTCTTCCGCGTCAAGGTCGATTCGAAGTAAGTGATAGAGTTTTGACTCCTTAAACTCTTTAAGTTCTTGTAAAAGTGGTTCAATGTCGGACAAATTAAGCCCAACCTCACCTGGCCCGTCTCCTAAGTTACTAAACATTTTGTGCTCCTTGTTGCTGTTGTTGTAGGATTTGCTGCATCACTGCATTAGTAATTTGTTCCTCCTGCGAAGGCTGGAACCGTTTGATATTACCCACGCCGCGAAGCAGGTAAATCTCTTCCAGAAGTTTGTTTGGATCCAATCCAAACTGAACGGCCGCTTGCGGGTTGGAAAGCAGCACACCAAGAAGTTCCTGCAGGGACTGTGCCATGAATTGCTTCTCACTTGGCAGCGTTCCTTCAAAGACAAAGTAGTCAGTGTTACCGATTAGCTCTGCCGGACTGCCGTGATAACTTTCGTATCGTTCTGCGTTCTCTTGCCCAAATACTTTTGTAAACCTTTCTTGGCTGAGGTATTGCCGCTGGTTACTGATCATCTTTGTCCCTGTCGGAACGTAGGCACCAATGAAACCAAGCTTAATGATAGTAACCAAGCGACTTGAACCTCCTTGCGTAACCGCACGTGATTCTGTAGCTGACCGCCGCCCGGTATAGTATTGACCGAGTGCATTGTCAGTAATGCCAGTAACTGATTGTGCGATCCCAGTCAGCACAGAAGCGTCATCCATGTGCCGCGTAGTAGAGTCTGTCACACTAAGCTGTTTAATATACCGATCCAAGCCTGCCCGAGCAGAGCCGCGTTGCAGTTTGATCACACGACTTCTGTTCTCCAATGACTTCATATCGACTACAGCCGGATCCACCACAAGTTGGTTGTCCAGTGTCCGCTTAACACTTGCCACTCGGGAATTAATAAACCAGTCAACACTACCCTGCAACTTGTCAATAAGTTCTGACAACGATTGGTTCATTAAGTGATGCTGATCTGGAGTCATCTGACCAGCCTCGTAGCCAAAACTATTGTGATAAACAGTCATTGGCTCAGCCTTAATGACGCGCATGTCGTTAACGTACCAGACCAAGTAAAGCACCGGAAACTCTTCCTCACCAAGCGCAACCCCGTCGTCGTCCTTGAACTTAGACGGAGTCAGCCAAACTTGACACTCGGTGACGCAGAACATGTTCTTGTCACTCTCTGGTTCGTCCAAGTTAATGTTATTGAAGCGAGATTTGCCGTCTGTTCGCTTCTGTAACTGATCACCACTAAACGCTTCGATGTGCTTGACTCCTGCAACTACTCCAGCAGACTCCATTTTCTCTAGTGAAGTCCTAGAATACTCATCCTCGCTGGCACAAAACTCTCCTTCTTGAAATCTAGTCAATGGCAGCCTGCAGTCTGGGAAGAACCGATACGGACTAACAGCAACCACCTTGTTGCCTTCGAACACTGTATGTTCCTGATACGTTGCAACCTCTTCTCCATCCAGTTCAGTCCCGTTGTAGTCTTCAGTCTTTGTCTCATTGACAAGAACTTTTGCTGTAGTCTTTTCCCAACCATGCTTAAACACTCCAATGCCGAATCGTGCAATATCCAACCAGAACTGAAATTCTTGCAACTCAAACTGGTTATGCCTCAGGTCAACCTCCAGCCCCTTCTCAACCAACTCACGCAGGTCTGCATCTTCAATGTCAGTTGGCTCCAGCTCAAACAGCCGCGGCCGCTGGTGCAAGACCATAAAGACGAAAGCAATAAACGTATTGATCTGGGCAGTAGTCAATGGCACGGTCATTTTAACTGGCTCATTATGCTTTGCCGCATCTTTGTCCACCCGATCTGGGTCACGCTCCGCACGGTAAACTTTATCCCTTCTGTCCCATTCCGCATAATGCTTGGACATGACTGCACGGGATCCGTCTACTAGTCCACGACAGTGCCCCAACAACTTCTGCACCATCGGAGAAGGTTCTTTTTGAGAGAGTTTGTCTTTAATTTCTTCAATCATAAACGTAAGATGAATCAATATCACCAATCTCCGCTTGCGGAAAATGATCCGGCGAACCGTCCTGTCGTGGTACAAAGTCAAGTCCGTGCACAACCAAACGATAAAGGTTCTCCATCATATGGTCGTCTTTGTCTACTGGCTTGTTTAACCTCTTCGAATCCCACTCATACCGATCGAACTCATAAAGCGTCTCATACAAGTCATCACAGAATTGCATCTTTCGATGTCCTTCCCGCATACACTCACCAAGCGCAGCATTCGTCTCCACAATGCCTCTTGCCAAGTCCTTGCTGGCCTTCTCCAGAAACACTCCGTACAATGCCAACTCGTCAGCATACGTAGTTCCTGTAATCGGATTTTCGATAAACCCTGCCGGGTCCATAATAGCGCTATGTACGTGACAACCTTCCGTCACCTCCAGAATAGCCCTAGCCAACTCCTTTGGATCCTGCCGTTTGAAATACTCCGCAAAGAACATTACCTCTCCGGTCGGCGCTGTTGCGGCAAACAGAACTGCATCCGGTGTTCGTGGGTGTGGATCAATAGCATACCGCACAGTGTATTCGTGTGGTGGCTTATGCTTAGTTTCCCAGCCCTTCGGCACTTCATGATAAATATTCTGTGTCCGGTCAAATCTGCTATAAACCAGCCCGCCAAGCACCAACGGATTACCGTAAAGCCTGCACTCACGCTCTTCCTTGGTCAGTTCCCCTTCGAACTCTGCAATTGCAGTCTGATCTAAGAACGTATTGTCATAGGTCGAACCAATGATGACGTAACGTTCTGACTTATCCTTTGGACTGAACTTCGTACCGTCCTTCTCGTCTACCACAACATGTCGATGCGGCAAAAAGAAATCTGTGATCCACGGCTCGTTCAATGGAGTACAAAGAAACCACGCACTACCCTTCGAGTCAGTCAGACCGCGCAGATATGCCTTCCACATGGCCTCCGGAATTGGTTCGTCCACATGGACGTAATCCCAATTACTGGACTCATGGGCCATTGGGTTTTGCATGAAGGACTTAACTGTATGCAAATGAATCACCGAAATACCGCCCCACTTACTTTTGATCTTAATGACACTGATGTCGCCGCTATTAGTCTTCTCAACGCCAGCAAACGCATCCTTCGGAATCCACTGGAACAGCTTGCCCAAATTACCCTTATCCTGGTTTGTGAAAATCTCCTTCGCCTTACTCCAATCATAAATCAGAATAACGCCTTTGGTCGCACGCTTCGGAATACCCACTCCCCTTCTCTTATCACCTTCCTTATACCACGGCCGTTCTCCCAAAGCCCACGCAACATCCTCCGCCGCACCGCACTGACTCTTACCCCACCTGTTCCCCGTTCGCACAAACCTCCACCGCACGTCTCCGTTCGCATGAAACAAGTCCTGTTTCCTGTGCGGCTCATAGAACAGCAACGCGTTAGATTGCTTCAGTCTCTCCTGAGCCTCCAACTTTTTCTTCAGCCGCTTCAACTCCAGATTGGCTGCAATCTGCTCGGCGTGAGAAAGTTCTGTAATTTCCGCTTCCACGAATTTAATAATTTAATCGCACTGCCACCGACTCCCACTGCGGAGCATTGCAAGTGACGGGCAGAGCCGGCAGCAGTACGAGGTTTAAGAGTGCCGTTTGATTCGATCTTCGATACGTTTGATTTCTTGTTGAAGTTGTTCGGCTTCCTCTTTCGGGTCGGTCGGGGAGGGGAGACGGTTTTTGAGGGTAATCTTGTCTGCTGAGAGAGGCTTACCTAGGGCGCGGTCTAGGAGTTCGGTAGCGGCACGGAGTTTAATTGAAGGAGAAGAAGTCTCGGAGTCACGAAGGCGGACGAGTTCGAAGATGGAGTCAAGTACGGTTGTTTGGAGGACGTTTTCGACAACAGTTTCGTGATTATCGTCAGACAGCTCGTTGATGTACTCCATCGTCAAGGGCTGACGAATGAGGATTTTGATTTCTGCCTCTTCGCGGTGGAGAATCTTAGCGATGTCAGACGGAGCGTTACCTTGTGAGATAAGGGCTGCGACGGTGCGGCAGAGGTCCTTGACTGTGGTTGGCTGGATTACATTGGTTGTCCCTTCGCTCGACGCATTAAGCACTTCCACGTCCTCTGCCAGCGGCACTTTACGTTTTTGTAGCGCCGACATAGCTTCAGGCGAAAGAGCTGACTCTTGCGCTGGTACTGTGTCTGCATCTTTTTGTGCAAGAAGTGTTAACATTCGTGAGGTCATTCTGTCCGATTTTTGATGGTAGCTTCTAAGCTGATTAACGCTTTTTCAAGGTTGTTAGTTGCTTCTTTATGCGACTCAGTTGCGGCAATCATACGATCGACTTGTTTGTCATGAATGTCTGACCAGATTCTTCGTTCTTCCTTATGTTCGCCCATAAGGAATACAATAAACCAACCTAAGGCACAACAAACAACTACAGGAAACCCGAACTGTTTGAGCAAGTTAACCCAGTCTACTCTCATGCCATTAGTTCCTTCCCCAGCTTGCATTGTATCCACGAGTATCGATATGTGTGAATGTTTTGTAGCGACCAATACCGCCTACGAATTTTCCAGCGCGACGAAGTTTGTAAAGATAGTCTGCGACGCGACGAGGTGAAACTCCAGCAACTTTAATATCTAAAGCATTAAATTGCATATGAAGTGATTTAGACGCGGCACCTTTGCCAATTGCACGGTTGTATTCCGGCGACCGGTAAGAAGATGTTATAGTAACTGGACGACCAAAATAGTCACGCACGTCATCCACAATCCGAAGCGTCGGGACGATGTTAGTCCAGAGACTCTTTGGCGGAGGCGAGTTACGGACGCCTCGACGGAAGACTTTGAAGTAGTTTGTAAACTCATGTGCCTTGAAGTTACGGAACTTTTGCCTGCGGAACCACTGTCCGAAGGTGTCATTTTTGCGAGGACGTCTCATTTTCTGCGTGGCTTAGTTTTGCTTTAATGAAGGTTTTTTCCGGATCAATATACACTGGATGCCAGTTTTTAAGGTCAGTTGAAACCTCAATCACGAGACGAAGGGGCGGAATGTATTGTGGTTGTGACAGTTGCAATGAATCGCTTGGGAAACTCTCAACCCCTAGCTGATTCACTGCGGTCACATATACTGCATCGCCCACTTCGCCTGTGATTACGGCCTCCGTGTCGTTGGTAGCGGAGTGAAACTCGTTGTTGTGGTAAACTTTGTATTGGGTGACGTTCTCGCGAGGCGGATTAGCGTCCCATGTAATTTCAAAGACGGCAGCAGTTAGCATACCTGCCATCATCATCCAGTACAAGATTGTTTTCATTTTGAAGGGGTTATGGTGATGGTTGTAGTGTGGCCGTGTTTGGAAGAGTAAGTGCCTCCGATGGTTACACCAGTTTCGGGATCGGTATATCCGTATTGGAAGTTGGACACAGCGCAGGTGGTGACGAAGAGGAAGACAAGAAGTGGGATGCGAGAAAGTTTCATGGTTGTGTCAGTTTTTTGATTTCGTCAAGCTCTTTGAGAACTTCCTTTTGTTTTTGAAGTGCTGGAGCGCCTACGAAGATCATGACACAGAGGATGATCCACGTTCCCCAGGCGCCGATAACGAGGTCGGGTTGGAAAGCGGTTGTGGTGGATTCGTCGTATTTGTCTTGGAACTCAGCGATGGTGAGTTGGAGCGGAGTTACAATGCCTGCGAGTGCGGCGAGGATTAGCGGTTTCATTACGAGGTTAGTTGTTGTAGTTTACCATTAGGAAGTCGTGTGTCTGCAAGGCGCGCACGTGCAATGATACAAGCCGCCCCGTCTGGAGTAGGCGTCTCTGAAGATGTGCCAAGGTACAGTTTTGTGGGCGCATTCATTGGATCAGCAACAGCGCCTGAAGTGACCAGAGTGCCTCCATTACAGCACGAGGCTGCGCCGCCTGATGCCCAAGCAGATGCGACTTTATTCAAAACACGCAGTCCGGAACTTGTTGTGTCATGACTGTATTGTGTTTGCCATGCTTGAGTCTGCCCTGTGTCGTGATACTGAACGGTTCGAATCGTAGTTGCGCCAAAGCTTCGCATATACATGTCACCGTAAGACCGCACAGCTTCGCTAATTGTAGCTAGGGTGCCACTAGCACCAGTATTAGATGCTAACGGGATGACATCAAGGAGCAATGTTCCTTCTGGCGCAGTGATAAGTCCTGTAATATCAGTATTGTAATAATCAGAAGCACGTGTAACAGTTGCAGAAGTTGTAGGAATGAACGAAGTCCACGTGCCTCCATCAGTTTGACAAGAAGGAAATGCAAAGGTTCCCCCAAGATTTGTGTTGCCTGCGTAGTTGGTATTGAAGGTTGTGTTATTTTCTGCAAACGACAGCGCTAGGCGGTAGTTTGACTGCCCACTCGGTATCGAAAAACGAATACGGAACCATCCATCTTCGACAGCAATAATCGACAGATTTTGAACAACGGAACCGTTTGTAGTCGTTATAGTAAGTGCATCTGTGTCGATGTGAATTTGAACTCCCGTATAGGCGGTGTCGTAAAAGTTTAGGTAGGGACGTCCATCGGGCTTGTAGTAGACTTCAAAGTACTTGGAGGCAGCTAAACCAGTCAGGTTTTGTCGGTCTCTATGAATACCTGTGCTTGACGTCTCTTTCCAATTAGGCCAACTGTAACCGCGAAACGTCGTGGAACCATCTTGACTAATTGAGTCTTGTGTCCACTCACTTGTGTCAGTAAGGTCTGTATTGTATAGAAGCTGTTCAGTCGCCTCAGGCTCACGTAAGTAACCAAGACATACGCCTGCATCAGCGTCGGCTTCGGCAATTAGTGCATTAAGCTGTTCGTTGTTACCGTCGCCAATCCAAGTGCTTGGCCCGACTGTAGCACCGTGCCAGCAAGTTACGACTACTGGCTCGCCTTCTACAACTACAATCACCGGCGAACCCGAGTCGCCGGAAATGATACCTTCGTTATGCGAACCGCGCATTGAAGTCAGGTCACTGTTTGCTAGGATATAAGGTGAGCGAGAAGTAGCGTACGCACCGTTGTATACATGCAGGCGTTTCTGTCCAGTAACCATTACCCCTACCGGATACTCACCGCCCCAAAAATTGTCAGCATAAGTAGCCACAGGAGACCCGACAATTGACAGGCTTGTTTCTCTGAACTGGTTTGTGCTGATTGCCAGCCCTCCACCATAATAGATATCCTGTGACACTCGAGTAGTTAGCCAGTCATTACCGACCTTCATAGGGTTGCACCCTGCAACATCAACGTCCAGCGTCAGCACTCGCTGGTCAACTGTCCCATATGCGTTACTCTTACCTACCCAAGTTGCCTCAACAACTAAACCACCTGCGGTCAGAAATCTAAACTTTTCGTTCTCGTTGGGTGTATAGTGTGTTGCAATCAGTACGTGCCTGGGTGTAATCAACGTTCCGCCGCGTTCAGTTGTCCACGAATTGGGTCCCTGCCACAAAACTTGGGAACCAATCGCAAACGCAGACAGATCGACATCCCGTGCCCAACAATCTGGATTCTTAACGAAGGAACTCGTCAGATGGTCGAACGTTGAAAAATACAGCATGTCCCGCTTGGTCAGATCCGAGTCAATTAACGATTTGATTTGATCTGACAAATAAGCTGAAACTGTTCCTGGCGTATATTCAGTGAACCGAAAGACGGTTCCTGGGCCTCTGTGCGAGCAGTCAAAAACTCTACGGGTCTTGATTCCGTTCCGACTAAATTCAAGTTGTCCAATACCGTCCGCAGCTCGACGCAATACGTTATTGTCAATCTGTGCAAAGCTTGGATTAAGGTTCTCGATGTTTACGTTCGGCAACGTAACAATCTCATAGTCGTTGTACGTCTGCGACCCCGTAACATCCAATCCGTCCGAGTCGTAGAATGTCGCAGGCACTGAAGACTCCTCTGCCACCTGGGCAATCGGCGTCAAGTCGCCAAGACTTCGCAACTCTTGCAGCTCACGTTGCCGCAGATTTCGGTCTTGTTCAGTATCCTGTACCAAAGTAATCATGGTAAGTCAATCGCAAAGTCTGCCATCACGTTAATCCCTCCTTGGAAGTCGATGCTTCGCTCTATCACCATGACGAACTCAAAGAACGGCGTAAGTCGTAAGAACTCAAGCACTTGTTGCAGACTAGTGCCAGTAGCCTTACCGCCAGTTTGCTGGCGGACCACAAGCTGGCTGATTGCAGTTCCGTGAGTATTAGGGTCCATTATGCGAAGTTTTTGAACTCCCTTCCATACCAAGCGACTCCGTCGCAGTAGAACTCAAAAATATCTACTGCATCAGCTGACCCAGTTACAGCTCCTTCAGTCCCTCCGGGCCACTTAAACGAATTTGGAAAGTAGATAGTTCCCGTCCCGGCTGGGCCCTGAGTAGTGATAATTCTAAAGAACCCGCCCTTCGCCAAAACTGGCTGCGGTGTGTTCACAATCGCCTCTTCTCCATCAACTAGTTGCAAATGAAAAGTGTGCCCGTCCACCAAATTTACATCCAACTCATCATTCCCGTCATGCACACCACGCCCACCATCAAGCGCCTGCTGCAACTGCAAACGATTAAGTCCTTCAGACTTACCACCAGTCTCACGACGACCAAGAATCTCGACAATAGCACTTCCATGTATATTTGGTTCCATAACAAACGAATTTAATTATTTAATTGCACTTGACGATGCGATCTCCTTCAGGCGGCTTGATTTCAAGTGACGGGCGTGTCCTCATGCGTGGACTATAAAAGAAGTCGGCGGAGCGGTCAAGCGGAAATTTCCATATTTGGCATTTGGTACTTCCATTTGCCACCTGCCGCATCAGGCGGTTTCGCTTTTGTCCACTCCCGCCCTCCGACTCTTAGCCTCCCGATTCCCACAACTCAAAGTTAGTTTTGAAATATTGCGTGGGTGATAATATCCCCAAGGCCACGGGCTGAGGGGAAGGGTACCCCTCAAAGAAAACAGGATGGCAGGCGCGGCCATTCCGAACTAGGGTGAAGGGAGGAACTGCCCCACTTGCCCCGGCTGGGATGCTGGGATCACGAGCGGAATCGGTGACCTAGCTTCGATTGATCTTTGACATTCCCTGAAGTTGACCTGAGCGAACGGATGCGTCCCGCGCCACGAAGGTTGGAAGGCACTAGAGTTACTGAGTTGGAACGGCTGGTCGGCTCTTAAATCCTAATTGATAGAAAGAATTGACCAATGAATGTTACAAGTATCCAAAAGGTGTATCGTGACCAGAAAGTTACGGTCCACGTTCCTGCAACCCTTGATGACCTGTTGGAATTGGTTCCAGCGGAAAACATTAAGGAATGCTATTTGAACTATGTCATGCCGCGCTCAGTCGGCTCCCAATTCGACGGAGAGAATCCGAAGAATCCAGAGGAAGTTGACTTGACCAAGCCCGGTGCTATGCCCGCATACAAGTCGGGCACCCGCTCAAGCAAGTATCCATTCAAGGCAGTGTTTATGAATCAGGCCCGCGTGGCTCTGGTGAACGCTGGCAAGATTGAGAAACTCAAGCTCGAAGAATACGATCAGGATGGCGACGACTTTGCGAAGATCGTCACCGTCGCTGAACATCTGGACGAAGCTGATCGTCAGGCCAAAAAAGGTCTGGCCGATCTGGTCTAATCAGACCACCCGACCAGCCATTCCAGCTTAGTAACGCTGGGTCTAGACATGAAAACCATACTCAACATCATTAGAAAAGGTGAGCCGACTGAACGCCACGTCATCAAGCGGCATTGGATTGTTTCAGTCGAAAGAACCGGGGTTCATATTTCTCGTCCGGGACAACCCGGCGATACGTATGAAATGACTCCAAACGACAAAGTCCTAATCACCACCGAGCCATGACTAAGTCAGCATGGGACAAGGTGACAGCGAATGGACTATTCGCCAGACCCGAACGGAAGAATTGGGCTTGGGACAAAGACGCTGAGCGGCGTCAGACCAAGATCAACAACGAAGCCGAACGAGAACGTCGGCTTGCGCAGGAAATGAAAGAGAAGGCCCTACAAGACCACGTCTTCAGTGACCTAATCGAATCTCTGTAACTCTCAAACAGCCGCCCGGACGGATTTAATTATTTAATTCGTCTTGGCGGCTTTTTGTCGTCTCCGAGAGAAGGCGGAGAGATTTACGGTACGATGCGTGTCGACAGAATTTAATTTTTCTACTTTTGACCCTAAGGTATCTTGATTATCAAGAGATGTTAACCATCCCAGTCCCTTAACCGATCGTGACTGGGAAAC